CACGCGCCCTTCAATGCGCACATAAGCTGGGCCGGTTGATTGCCGGCGCCATCGCAGCAAGGTCTGGCGATGGATTTGCCATCGCGCTGCCAGTTGCTGATCCGTCAAAAACTCAGAAGATGTCATCGTCATCACTGGGCACTTCCTCAATCGGCTTGGTCTGAATCTTTTTGTTTAGGTCAGCCAATTCCACCCGAGGCTCAGCAGTTACCGTCACCGGCTCGATGTCCAGTACCTCTTCCTGGGTCTGGATACCAACCAACAGTTCGGGGATGTACAACCGCCCCCAAAATGCCGCGGCCCGGTAACGGATCATCAGGTCGGGCATCGTGAGCCACTTGCTGCCGCTCTTGGTGCTCCACCCTTCACGCTTGGCCATCGCCATTGTCACCTCCGGCCCGCGCAGCTCTTCGCCGGTCCGCAGCTCGGTGGCAACAGCTGTGCAGGCCAGAGTGTCACCTTTGCCGCTGATGTCGTAGCGCAGCGGGCTAAAGCGCCCGCAGCCGTTGACCAAACCAATAATGAACTGGCTGCTCCAGCTTGGCCGGCCGTGGATGATGTGCAGGTTCTGCATAACCATCAACGGATCCATGCCCATCCGCCGGCTGATGTTCAAAGCCACTAGGCAGTTGGCGTAACCCGCCTGCCCTTGGAACTGCTGCGGGATCAGCGTGCTGCTGGCCAGCGCCTTTGCAATCCGTTGGGCATCCTCAAAGGCTTGGATGCCGCTGAACACCCCCTGCGGGGTGGTCGTTGTTAGTGCTGTGCTGTCGCTCATCAGTAAATCTCAATCTCGGTGGGTGGTTGCTGTGGCATAGATCCATCAGGCCGCGGCCGCATCCAGCCGGGCAAGTTGATGGTCTCAATCTGGTCGCTGTAGCCCGGCCAAGCGCTAGCCGCCTTGCAAGTGGCAAGCACGTCGAGGTCGCGGGCTGCTGCCTCGGCGCCGATCTGGATCATCTCCGCATCGGCGGCGTAGACGGCCACCACAAACGGGGCGCGCTTCTCCACACATAGAAAAATGAACTGATCCGGCCGGGTGCCGGTTGCCTGCTCGATGCCGTTCAGATACCAAGCTGCTTGGACGTGGTAGCGCCAGTTGGCGATCGACTTGCGAAACCCAGCCGGGCTTGCATCATCGGTTGTCTTGAGGTCAATGATCAGGCTGCCGTCATCGGTCAGCCAATCCGGCCGGCATTTGCACTGGATGCCCGTGGCAGCATCGGTCCACATGTGGGTGGTCTCGGCCTTGCCGGGCATGTTCAGCAGCATCGCTGCGGCCGGGTGGCTGTAGACCGCATGACCCATCCGCATCACCAGATCGGCATCAGCGCGGCTCAGCACGGTGCGACCGGTGGCAGCAGTGGTGAACACCTCCCACTCGGCCTTGCCCATCTTGGTGCGGCGGTCGATGCTCTCGGGTGCTATCGCATATTGCGAGTCCCATTGGTCCAGCTCTAAGACATGTGTGTGAACGGCGGAGCCAATCGCCATGGCTGGCGTGGGCTCGATCGTCACCCGGTTCGGGTCTAAATAGCGCGCCCAGTAGTGCAGCGGGCTGCGCGCCACTTGGTCGAGGTGGCTTTTGCTGATCGCTGGGTGGGCGTGGTAGTCGTTGTTGTCCATAGGCGGCAATTGCTGATGCTTGCCAATGTTACACCATGATGTAGGGTGCTCAGGCATCCGCACCGAAACCACTACCGCCATGAGTGTGACCTTGCGCGATTACCGCGCTTTCATTGCATCTAAAGGCACCGCCGCCGGATCTAGCGGTTTTGCCCTCCACAACAAATGGCCAGGCCTGTTTCCGCATCAACTCGAAACCTTGCGCTTTGCTTGCGAGAAAAGCAGATCAGCTGCGTTTCTAGACACCGGATTGGGCAAGTCCCGCGTCGAGGCTGCCGCGGCTGCTGAGTTCTGCCAACAGTCTGGTAAGCCCTCGCTTATCCTTACGCCGTTGGCGGTCGCTCGTCAAATGCAGCGCGAGTGCGCAGCTGTTGGCGTTGATGCCCGGGTTATTCGTGAGCAGTCCGACGCTGGGCCGGGCGTGAACATCGCCAACTACGAGCGACTGCCGAAGCTGGATTGCAGTGCTTACGGAGGCGTTGTACTGGATGAGAGCAGCATCCTTAAGTCGTTCAGCGGGCCAACCAAGCGCCTGCTCTGCGATGCGTTCGCATCAACGCCCTATCGCTTGGCGGCCACTGCCACGCCGGCGCCCAACGATCACATGGAGTTGGGAAACCACTCTGAGTTCCTTGGCTATCTCGGCAGCATGGAGATGCTCTGCCGGTGGTTCGTGAACGACACCAGCACTGCTAGTCAGGATTGGCGGCTTAAGGGTCATGCCCGCGCTGATTTCTGGGGATGGGTAGCCAGCTGGGCCCGAGCTGCCACGTTGCCATCTGATCTTGGTGGTGATGACGCAGGGTTTGTGCTGCCGCCACTCACCTACGACCTGCACACGGTCGCGGCTGACATCACAGTGGACGTACCAGACGGGATGCTGTTCAGGATCCCCGATGGCAGCGCCACCACCATTCACCGGGAGAAGCGGCTGACGATGGACGATCGGGTGGCTAAGGCTGCCGAGATCGCTAACGCTGCTGATGGTGCTGTGATCGTCTGGTGCGAAACCAACAGCGAATCAGCTGCATTGGCGGGCGCGATCCCTGACGCGATCGAGGTGCATGGATCCATGGATCCAGAGCAAAAGATTGCCGCGCTCGATGACTTCACCTTTGGCCGCCGTCGGGTGATTGTCTCAAAGCCCAAGCTGGCCGGGCTGGGGCTGAACTGGCAGCACGCCAACACGGTTGTGTTTGCCAGCGTCAGCCATAGCTATGAGCAGCACTACCAGGCCGTGCGCCGGGCCTGGCGTTATGGGCAGGCCAAGCCCGTGACCTGTCACGTCGTGATCAGCGACACGGAGACATCGATATGGAACAACGTCCAGCGCAAGGCGCAAGATCACCAGCGGATGAAGCGCGCCATGGCTGATGCGATGAATGGATTCCAGTCCGCGTCAGCCAAAAAGGCCTACTCCCGCACCGCAACCATCACTCTTCCCGATTTCCTCAAATGAAACCTGACTACCAAGGCGACAAGTGGGCCGTTTACTTGGCCGACTGCATCGAAGTAATGAACGGGATGCCTGAGGGCATCATTGATCTGGCAATTTTCTCGCCGCCGTTCTCAGATCTGTTCGTCTATTCAGATTCTGAACGGGACATGGGCAACTGCGGCAGCCATGCCGAGTTCATGGAGCATTACGCCTATTTCACCGATGCACTGATGCGGGTGCTGAAACCCGGGCGCTTGGCCTGCGTGCATTGCTCTGACCTTCCTACCCGAAAGTCGAAGGATGGATTCATCGGCTTGCATGATTTGGGCGGCGATCTGATCCGCGCTCACCAGCAGTCAGGATGGGTCTATCACGCTCGCTGCACGATCTGGAAAGATCCAGTGATTGAGATGCAGCGCACCAAGGCACTGGGCCTGCTGTACAAGCAGCTGAAGAAGGACAGCACCCGCAGCCGGGTGGGGATGCCTGATTACATGCTGTTCTTCAGGAAGAACGAAGAGAACCCTGATCCAGTTACCCATTGCCCACAGGATCTGCCGGTAGGTATGTGGCAGGAGCTGGCCAGCCCGGTCTGGATGCAGGTAAATCAAACCAAAGTGCTCAATGGCCGGATGGCCAAAGGGCAGGAGGATGAGCGGCACATCTGCCCGCTCCAGCTCGACGTAATCGAACGCTGCCTGACTCTGTACAGCAATCCAGGTGATCTGGTGTTGGATCCGTTCAATGGCATCGGCAGCACCGGTTACCAGGCCGTAAAGATGGGCCGCAAGTACATCGGAATCGAATTGAAGCCCGAGTACGCCAAGCAGGCAGCGAAGTTCCTGCAGGCGGCTGAACAGCAAAGCGGCTCATTGCTTGAGCTGATTACCGATAGCGATGAGGAATCATCATGAACGGACTCCAACCGTCTCACGACATCCGAAAGCTCACCATCGTGCTACCTGCCCACGTCGTTGATGCCTTGCGCTCTAAGTTGCGGGGTGACGAAACGATCACCGACTGCATCAAGCGGTTGGTGGTGCGTGAGGCGATGGGGGTAGGAGGTGTGGAGTGAAACTCCGCCCCTATCAGCAGCAGGCCATCACCGATCTGCGCATGGCCTATCGCAGCGGGGCAACAGCGCCCATGTTGGTCGCACCCACCGGCATGGGCAAGACCGTCATCTTTGCTGCCATCACCCAAGCGGCAGCAGATCGTGGTCGGCAAGTGTTGATCTTGGTGCATCGCCGTGAACTGATCCACCAAGCCAGCGCAAAATTGACAGCTATTGGTGTCGATCATGGCGTTATCGCAGCAGGTATCACTGCTGCAAATGCACCAGTGCAGGTCGCATCGGTGCAAACGCTCATCCGTCGCCTTGACCGCGCCGCGCAGCCTGATCTGATCGTGATCGACGAGGCGCATCACGCCGTAGCTGGGTCATGGCGCAAAGTGATTGATCACTGGCCCGACAGCATGCTGCTCGGCGTCACCGCCACACCAGTGCGGCAAGACGGCCGAGGCCTTGGCTGCATGTTTGATCGTTTGGTGATTGGGCCATCCACGGCAAATCTGATGGCCGCCGGCTACCTAACCCCAGCGCGCATCTATGCCCCACCACCAGTTGCAGATCTTGCCGGTATCCATCGCCGCGCTGGTGATTACGCCATTGATGAATCCGCCGATCGCATGGATCGACCGACCGTCACGGGTGATGCAATCAGCCACTATCAACGCATCGGTGGAGGTCAACCCGCCATCGCCTTTTGCTGCAACGTCAAACACGCTGAGCACGTCTGCAATGCTTTCAAAGCCGCAGGTATTGGCTCAGCCACCCTTCTTGGCAATACAACCGACCGCGATGAGTTGGTTGCACGCTTTGGATCCGGTGAGATCCAGGTGCTCGTCACTGTTGACGTAGTGTCCGAAGGCTTCGACTGCCCTGCGGCGGCCTGCGCCATCATGCTGCGCCCTACCCAGTCCATTGGCCTATACCTCCAGCAGGTGGGCCGCGTGCTACGCCCTGCACCAGGCAAGGCCGCGGCAATCATCCTCGATCACGTCGGCAACGTTCACCGCCATGGATGGCCTGATGATCACCGCGAGTGGTCCCTTGCAGATCGGGAACGCCGCGCCGGATCTGCATCTCAACCGGCGCCATCAGTGCGCACATGCCCCGAATGCTTTGCGGCATTCAAGCCGGCTCTTATCTGCCCCGCATGTGGCGCCTACTGCGCAGCTCCAACGCGCGTCATCCGCCAGCAAGATGGTGACCTGCAAGAGCTGAAGCGCGAAGCCGTCCAGCAGCGGGTGGCCGAGCGCAAGAAAGCGCAGACCCTCCAACAGCTCATCGCCGTTGGCCAGGCACGCGGGATGCGCAACGCCGTCGGATGGGCCAAGCACGTCCACAATGCAAGGCAGCGCTCATGATCATGTGGCCAACGCCGAAACCACC